ATGACAGTTAGCTTTTTACCGTCAGGAGCAATAGTTACTGAGTCTATTACTGTAGCCATTAGATAGTTTTTGTAAAGATAATAAAAAGCAGGGGATTACTCCCCCACTTTTTAATGATTAATTTAATTAGAAGTTAGCTTCTCCAGCAATTACACCACCAGTCAATACGGTGCCGTAGTTACCAGCACCAGTAAGACCTGCAGCAGGCATGTAAATCTTGAAGTTGTTCAACTCCCCAGCACGGGCAATACCAGTGCTGCTAGGCCAGTTATGTTCGTAACTTACTTCAATTACAGAGTACTGAGTACCAACTTGAGCATAAGTTGGCTGCTCAAATGGGAAGTACATACGGTTGAAGTTACCATAACGAGCACGTTGTGATTTCTCCTCAGAGATAACCTGCCAGTAGTTACCAACACCAGCATTGTATCCAGTAGTAACAATGCTGAAAGATGTACCACCAGTAAGGTTGCTGAACTGACTTGAAGGAATTTTTGCCACTGTATCAAAGATAGCAATGTCAAAGATTACACCTGGGTGACGAGCAATGATTGTTACTCCAGCACCAACTACTGTTACAGCAAAAATAGCATTCAGGATAGTGTTACCAGTGATAGCATTTCCAACAGCAATAGCTGCATTTGCACCTGTGGTTCCAGCTGGGATTTCTACGATTGGAATCATAGTTCTACCAGCAGAGAAGTTACCAAGGATTGGGAAAGTAAATCCATTACCAGTCAAGTCCAAGTTAGCATTTGCTGGGTTAGCAAACATTTCGTAAAAGGTTGGAGCAACACGAATGTCACACTTAACCATTACAGAACCTGATAAGCCAGCAGCTGCTGGGGCAAGATTTGTAAAGGTAAATTGTTCTTGGTGACGTTGAGTTGCAACACCTACAGTTGCTCTAACTCTACGAACATCTCTAGGAGAGATCATAGGAGTAGCAATTGGGTTAGACTTGTTAGTACCTTGTACAACTTGGAAGTAGTCAGTGGTAAGACCAAGAGCAGCGACAGCACCAGTTGAGACGGTAAACAAAGCAGTTCCAGTGTACGTCTGAACACCAGTTCCGATAGGTCTAGTCCAAATACCACCAGCATTTGCAGAGGCTGCAAGACTAGAGTAGGCAGAGCCAGCAGGTGAAGTTGCAGTTCTGTTAAAATCTGTACCAGCAGATACAGCAGCAGTATTAACTACAAATGTTTGATTTAAATTAGAAGGAGCCATTTTTTTAATTTTAGGCGTTAAACATTGATTTTAGTTATTCACTTTCGAGGTTTTCTATCGATTGTGATTGATACCTTTGGGACTCAATGCCCTCCAGTATGCTTTTAATAGTCATCTCTACAATTTCTTGGTGAGTGTGTTCTGGAAGTTCACACCCTACTCCAGTTGTTATAGATATGGCTTTTGGTTTTCTTATATATACAATGAATACTGTAGGTACAACAAATGTGTTATCCGTGTAAACATTGATAAAATTCTCTTTTACAGAATAAGGAATGTAGTCAAAAGATGTTCTATTGAATGGATCTTTCATTACAGTTGGAATGTCATCACTTTGAGCAAACCAACATTGACTTATTCTTCTATCTAAACTTGGGGCAGTTCTTCTAGTAATAGAGTAAGTTGATTTAACTGTTTCATACACTGGAAAAGCTGATCCTAATCCAAGAGTTGGCAATATCCATGTAGCTCTAATATATCCTCCAGTTATAGGATCTTGTTGCAAAACTGTACTCGAGTTACCTAAGTACAAATGATTGCTATCTACAGGAGGATCTAATTGGGCCCCGGTATTATTTTCATTTTCTACTATATTAGCATTATAAGAAGGTATAAATCCTCCTTGATAATTAGTAGTTAAAATTAAATTGTCACTAGTTATCTCCTCCCCTAATGGAAGATTTACAGCTGATGCCCAGTTTACCCCATCAAAATATGATATTTCTGTAAGGATATAACCTGGAAACGGAGGAGTTAAACTCATTTTAACCCAGTCTGTAGTAGTGACTTCGTTCACTAATTCTGTATCTACGTTTATACGTGAGTTACAGTTGTAATGAACCTCAGCTGATACTGACACTAGGAAAAGGTAATCTAAAGGAAGAGTAGCTTTTTCTATGTAAATGTTTGTAGTGCTGGTATTATAGATATAACCCCCTAATGCATCGAAGAGAAAGCCTCCAGTAGAGATTGTATTAGAATTAGTAGTAACTACTAAGTTTCTCAAATCATCTACTCTTTTTTGAGACTGTTCAAATCCCTTACCCTGTCTGTTAGACATTGGGTTATATCGTTGCTTGATGAATCTCATCATAGCAATGTTTAACTCAAAATCTACCTCCTGAGGTAAAAGGATGTCAGCCTGGAAGGATGCAATCTTTTGCACCCCCAGGTTGACAGCTATATGCATTTCGTTTACGGTCATCTATTAAGATACTTCTTTGAGCCTTGCTCTCATTGTATTTACTTGACCAGAGTTCTTCTTGTTCTTGAAGTAAACAATTGCATCTTTCATATCTTCTCCGATTGTTTCGTCTTGGAAAATCACTTGATTCCCAATACGACGGAGAACATCTTTTGCAACCATTTCTTCAATCTCTGACTGGACTTCTAGGTTGTCATCCGTGCAGTATTTCAAGAATTTCTCTGGGTTGTTTCCCTTATAATCGTACAAGGTATTTTCGATTTCCATGTCTGAAAGTCTTTCTGGATCTCCATCCACAAGAACTCTCAAGAGCATTTTCATCTTCTCGACGTTGCCAGTGAGTTTAATAAACTCTTTGTCAGCATCTTTTCTAACCTGTACTTTAGCATTCTTCTTAAGAAGATCTTTCTGTGGATCGTAGATATAAAATCTTTTGTTTGCATCCACCCTCATTTCTTCTTCAGACATTGCTACATGTCTGTGCTTTAAGCACCACTTATAATAAATGTAATCCATTGTATTAATTGGACTACCATCTTCATAAGTACCGATCTCAAGTTCTGCTCCTTCAAAAGGAACTTTTAAGCTAAGGCTAGCCCAAAAGTCTTTTGTTTTTGCAGGCCATTCTTGGTGACCAGCTGGTACATCAATAAAATTTTTCAAGAGTTTTGCCTCTTCTTCTCCATCAACTCCTTTGAGTGGGAGGCGGTCTATATACATAGATCCGAGTTTAACTTTTGCTCCAGCTCTGATTTCCTTTGGAAGGTGATTCAGAACCTCTTTGCGTCTGAGGATAACTTTACGTTCCATAATTAGGGTTCTTTTTATTAGTTAAGCTTGGGGAAAGAATAACCCAAGGTTTTATATATTTTTAAAAAGGGGGGAGTGGTTACCCCCCTTTTTATTGCAAACCAAACACAAATTACAGTGCAACACACTGCATGTCCAAACTAGTATCAAAACGACGAAGTAAGATACCAGCGGTCTTCAGCATGTGAACAGATGCACCGTCAATGTCACTTGCACGGGTGTCAGTTTCAGTAAATCCTTTTGGAACAACTGAACCTGCTACACACCAACGAAGCAATTCGCGGCCTTTCTTATTTACCATTTGGAGGTTGTTTTCACCATCATAAGTTGATTGGTCAACAAACACCATACGGTATGATTCCAATGGAAGACCAGATGCTGGGTGCTTTCTAGAAGCTTGAGCCACAGGACCGTGATCGAACAAAGGAGATTTAACTACATTAATTCTATGACCATCAATGTGATCGTAGCTAGTGAAGTAACCGGTGATACCGAGGTTACGACCGCTACCAGTGATGAACGTAGGTTGAGTTGTCTGCAAGAACTGGTTACCACCATAGTAAGTCTTGAGGGCACGGTCGAATTCACGAGCACCACCAATACCAGTATAGAGAGTAACTTGCTTGTCAGTAGCATCAGTCATACCATAGAACAAATCCCCGATAGTCTCTTCAAGCTTAGCTTGAGTCAACTGAGAGTAAGTGTCTTTGTTGATGATCTGCTCAAGCAAACCAGGACCAGAGATTACAGGTTGACCGTTCTCATCGAGCATGGTAGAAGTACCAGTTGCATCGTGAGTCTTCTGGCCATACCAGTAGTACATTTCACATTCTTCTTTGAACTTAAGCATGTGACGGTACTCTTCGTAATCCATCCACAACTTAGTCTTAGAACCTTCTTTCAAAGGCAATTCGAACTGAGCTACATAGTCTTTAGCGTTACCAGAGAAGTGGTATGACTTACGTACAGTACCAATCTTAGAACGAACAAGACCTGGAGCAGTCCAGTTAGATGCATTACCACGTGAGAAGTCAATACCCACGTTAGCATACAACATACCCCAAAGGGCACCTGGAGAGCAATCAGCAATAGATACTGAAGCCACGTCAGGAGAAACAATTTTCAAAGTGTATCTCCAACCTGAACCTTCAGCTACTGGCTCACTCATAATACGTGCAAGAGCACCAGACTGAGATACCAAAGTGTAAGGGAAGATAAACCACTTATCAGGGAAGGTAAGTGTAAATGGGGCTCCACCAACACCAACAACAGCACCAGGTGCAGTTGAAGTAACAGGACGAACATTGATTTCGTGAGTTTTAACACGATACTCATACTCGAAACGGTCGATAGAACGAGTATTACCAACACCTTCAGTCAAGAAGGAGAGAGGGAATTTCTTTTCTTCACGGCCTGCCAAGTGAGTGATGATCGGAGATAACTCCGCTGGACGTTCCATAAGTGCATTTGCCAACGAGTTACTGTCGGTCATCTGCGAGTCGTTATAGTACGTCTTAAGTACTTGCATTAATGACATGATTCTATAATTTTAAAAGTTAAATGGTGTTTGATATTATTCAAACAGCTTTTTCATATCCAGTTGGTCTGGATCAAATTTCTTGGTTTTATTTCTTTCTACTTTTCCGTAGTTCTTAACTCTTTCTTCGTTACGTTGAATTTTATCTCTCAAATTCATTACACTTTGGGTTTTAGCCTTAGTAGTAATGATATCCTGGAGATTCATTCCTTTGTACATCAGATAGTCAATAGCCAGTTTAACATCGAGCTCTGAATTAGCATAATCCATGTCTCTACGTGTCTTGCCTGTTTTATCCACAGGTGCGGAAATATAATCAAAGAACTTAGCCTTTTCTTTTTCAGGGATGCGTATGCCAGCAAACTCTTTTCCTTGGTCGATTGTAGCTGCTACATTCTCCCAAAATTCGTCATTTTGGGCTTTCATCTCTGCTTGTTGTCTTTTTTGGTTGACTACGATCTGCTCTCTTTCTTTATTTTGAATAACTGCCAATTGTTTTTGAGCAACTATTGCTTTGTCATAAAGTTTTCCAGAGTCCTCGTAATCTTCCAGCATATCTTTAATGAACTCATCATCGTGGCCT